TCCGTTGCGGATGTACAAGTTGGAAACCTCAACCCGCAAGCCCCAGTAGGGACAACGCTGGCTCTTATGGAGCGTAGTATGAAAGTCATGTCTGGTGTGCAGGCAAGACTACATGCATCACTAAAAAATGAATTAAGATTGTTGGCAAAAATAATAAAAGATTACATGCCACCTGAGTATTCTTATGATCTTGATGGTGATTTTAACAGACAGGAAGACTTTGATGGCAGGATTGATGTCATACCTGTTTCAGATCCAAATGCTGCTACTATGGCGCAAAGGGTTGTTCAGTATCAGGCTGCTTTGCAGCTTGCACAACAGGCACCACAATTATACGACATGGGCAAGCTACACAGGCAAATGCTTGAAGTTCTAGGCATCAAGGACGCTCAAGAACTTATTAAGTTGCCAGATGATGTAAAGGCAGCAGATCCTGTAACAGAAAACATGGCAATCCTAAAACAAGAGCCTGTAAAAGCGTTTAAGTATCAGGATCACGAGGCCCATATATCTGTGCATCTGGCAGCAGCGCAGGATCCAAAGCTAAAAGAAATAGTTGGTCAGTCTCCTTTTGCAGGGGCCATACAGGCTGCTTTGGCGGCTCACGTAACAGAGCATGTTGCATTCCAGTATAGAAAAGAAATAGAAAAGAATCTTGGTGTGGGAATGCCAGATGATGAGGCAAAGCTGCCCGAAGATGTAGAGCTAGAATTAAGTAGGCTGGCTTCACAGGCCGCTGAAAAGCTTCTTCGTCAGGATATTGCAGAAATGCAGCAAAAAGAGAATATGAAAAAGCAGCAAGATCCTCTAACAATAATACAGCAGAAAGAAATAGCTTTGAAAGAAGCAGAGTTTATGCATAAGAAGGATATGGATATAGCTAAACTTCAGGCAGACATGCAGGCTAAATCCCAAAATATCGAAATGCAAAAAGATCGTCTTGAGTCAGAAGAGTTGAGAGATGGCGCAAAAATCGGAGTTAGGCTGGCAACTGATCTGGATCAATCAAGAAGAGACGATATTTCAGAAGGGACAAATATAGGTCTTGAAATAGCAAGGGAGCTGGCAAACAGTAATAATGAAAATGGAAAAGAATGATACGATATATACACCCATCAAATCTAAAATCAGAGAATATATGAATGCTCTCGCTGACCATATGGCCTGTGGTGGGTGCAAATCCTATGAAGAATATAGAGAGGCAGCAGGAAAGGTGGATGCCCTCGCACAAGTCGAAAGAGATATTATTGACCTCGAAGAAAGATTCATTAACGAATAGGGGTTCCGAAATTAAAAACTGTGTAGTATATTGTAATTAATACTACCTACGGGGATGTCCCTGCAAAGGCGCTGTGAGCCTCTAATCGCTGCAAAAGGAAAACAGATGTATTCTGCAAAAAAAGAAGTCAACGAAGACGTTGCATTAAAAATACCAGTACCCTCCGGGTACAAACTCTTAATAAAACCACTTGAAGTCAAAGAGAAAACCGACTCTGGTATATACATGCCAGATGCGCTGAAGAATGCAGAGCAAACTGCTTCAGTTCTAGGTTTTGTCGTAAAGACTGGGCCAGACGCCTACATGGATGCTGATAAGTTTCCAAATGGCCCGTACTGTAAAGAAGGAGACTTTGTTATCTTTCGATCCTACTCTGGGACAAGATTTAAGATAGATAAGGAAGAGTTTCGTCTTATTAACGATGACACGGTTGAGGCTGTGGTCGATGACCCAAGAGGATATTCAAGAGCATGAACGAAGCACAAGAAAAAGTTACCGATAACTTACAAGAAGAGATTAAGTTTGAAGAAGTCAACGACTCAGGCTTTGAGGTTGAGATTGTCGAAGACGCAAAACCTGAAGAAAAGCCCAGAACAGAGGCCACTGACGAGTCAAATATTCCAGATGATCAGGAAATAGCAAGCTATAGCAAAGATGTTCAGAAAAGAATAAACAAGCTAAAGTTTGAGTATCACGAGGAAAAAAGACGAAAAGAAGAGGCTTCTAGGCTTCAGGACGAAGCGATCAGTTACGCTAAAAGACTTTCAGATGAAAATCAAAAGTTGCGAAAGGCTTTGGATGACGGAGAAGGTGTTCTCCTTGATCAGGCCAAAGGGCGTGTTGATGCTGAGTTGGACAAAGCCAAGGCTGCTTATAAAGCAGCTTATGAAACGGGAGATCCTGATGCTTTAATTTCAGCTCAGGAGAAAATGACTCAATTACAAAATGAAAAATATAGAGTTGATTCTTTTAAGCCACAGAAGAGGCAGGACAATGTTCCACCGCCTGTGGCACAGCCAGCCGATACTCAACAAACTCCACAAGTGCAAAAGCCAGATGATAAAGCACTTGAGTGGAGTAAGAAAAATGAGTGGTTTGGCAAGGATTCTGAAATGACTGGCTATGCATTTGGTGTTCATGAGAGGTTGGTAAAAGAAGGACTACATACCTCTGGCGATGAATATTACCAAAAGATAGATGAAGCCATGAGAAAAACTTTTCCAGACAAGTTTGATGTGCAAGAAATAGAGGAAGAAGCACCTGTGCGTCAAACTGGTTCCGTGGTTGCCCCCCAAAGTCGGAGTGCAAAAAAACCACGCAAGGTGCAACTAACCTCATCAGCGGTCAAGCTCTGCAAAAGAATGGGAATAACACCTGAGCAATACGCTGCACAAGTCTTGAAGGAGTCTTCAGATGTCAGATAGAACCCCACGCAACAATCAGTCTCGTGAAAAATTCGAGCGTCCTAAAACTTGGAAACGTGCTAGTACGTTACCTGTCCCCGAACCCAGAGAAGGCGTAAAGTATCGCTGGATTCGCACATCAACTATGGGTCAGAGTGACAATACAAATGTATCGTCTAAGTTTCGTGAAGGTTGGACACCTGTCAAAGCTGATGATCATCCTGAATTACAAGTGCTACCTGATATCGATTCTAGATTTCAGGGCAATGTTGAGGTTGGAGGATTGCTACTTTGCGAAAATTCAACCGAATATGTCGAGTCTCGTAAGCAAGCCCACAGAGAAATGAATCAGTCGCAGATCGATTCAGTGGACAATAATTACATGAGACAATCTGATAGTCGTATGCCTGTTCTAAAACCAGAACGGACTACGAAAACAACATTTGGCAAGTGACCTGAGCTGGGAGCTTGCCGTAGATAAAAGGAGGGACAGAAATGTCTGCTACCGCTGCTCCCTTTGGATTGCGTCCTATGGGTAGTCTGGCAGGGAATTACAATAATTCCTTTCGTCAGTATCCTATCCTATCGACAGAATCCACAAGGATTTGTTACGGTGACATCGTCAAACTAAATGACGCTGGAACCACAACTACCATTCAAAAAGATACGGGTACTACTTCAGCTACCCCGATTGGTATCTTTCTTGGATGTCGTTTCGTCGATGTAAGCACAAAGCAGCTTACATTCAGTCAACAATGGTCAGGTGCCGCTCATACAGAGGGTATGGCTTATGTTGCTGATGATCCTAATATCCTGTTCACAATTCAGGCTGACGGCACCGTCAACGATGACGATATCGCAGCTAACTGTGCGCTGGTTCAGGGAACATCATCAGCAGATCTAAGCATCTCTCGTGTGTCTTTGGACATTAGCACAGCAGCAAACACCGCAGCTCTGCCAATAAGAATCGTAGATTTCTTAGGTGGATTTGATGGTGATGAGAAGGGAACAGCGTTCCCAATCATGGTGTGCAAGTTCAACACTGGTCATCAACTTGGAATCGGTGTCGTTTCTGGCAACGCTCCATCATCAGCTTAGGAGGATTGAAGCATGGCTATTTCAAGAGCGCAACTCCTCAAGGAGCTACTGCCCGGTTTGAATGCATTGTTTGGTTTAGAGTACGAAAAGTATGAGAACGAACATGCTGAAATCTATGAAACTGAAAACTCAGAGCGTAGCTTTGAGGAGGAAGTAAAACTCTCAGGCTTTGGTGCTGCACCAGTTAAGCAAGAGGGCGCACAGATTTCTTTCGATACCGCGCAAGAATCTTTCACAGCCCGATATAACCACGAAACCGTTGCAATGGGTTTCTCGGTTACAGAGGAAGCTATGGAAGATAATCTTTATGATGCACTTTCTGCTCGTTATACCAAAGCTCTCGCACGGGCTATGGCATATACAAAGCAGACTAAATCTGCTGCATTGCTGAACACAGGCTTTGATACCTTTACATCAGGTGATGGCGTGACATTGTTTAATGCAAGTCACCCAACAGTTGCTGGTGGTACAAATGCCAATCGTCCAGCGGTTGCTGCTGATTTGAATGAGACATCATTGGAAGAGGCTGTTATCAACATTGCTGCTTTCGTAGATGAGCGTGGTCTTTTGATTGCTGCTCGCCCACGTAAGCTGATTGTTCCGCCAGCGTTAATGTTTGTTGCAACACGTTTGCTACAGACAGAGTTACGCACAGGGACTGCCGATAACGACCTGAATGCAATCCGTAATAACGGTTCAATCCCAGAGGGGCATCGTGTCAATCACTATCTGACTGATACAGATGCATTCTTCCTCACAACGGATGTACCAAACGGAATGAAGCATTTTGTTCGTACACCAATGTCCACAATGATGGATGGTGATTTCGACACAGGAAATGTTCGTTACAAAGCTCGTGAGCGTTACAGCTTCGGTGTGTCAGACCCACTAGGAATCTACGGATCACCGGGTGCTGACTAACATAAATTTACAATAAATTAAAAGGACGGCTTCATAGTCGTCCTTTTTTTTGTTATACTGTTTTAAACCCTGACAGCCACATCCTGTGGCTGACACTAGCCAAGACAGGAGTTTCACATGGCTACTACCACTTTTAACGGAGCAGTGCGTTCCGAAAATGGATTTAAGGTTGTATCTAAGAATGCAACAACTGGCGCTTTTACAGAGCAGATTAATTCAACAAGCAGCGGTGTTCTAGAGGTTCAGAAGGTTGCAACTTCTGGTCGCGATAACATTGTGGCAGCAGGAACAGCAACTGGCGCAAACAACGCAAGTTTAGGCACAGCAGCTACAATCTTTAACATCACACCAAATGCACATGGATCTGGAATTGCTAACGCAGCTATCAACACTTTCATAAACAAGATTGGTGGAGATATTGTCACAACCATTCTTGTTGATCTTCATGGTGGACTGGCATCAGGCGGCACTGCTGATGATGTCATCGGAACTGATGGCGGTGCGGCAAACGCTTATATTGCAGAATTAACAAAAGAAGTTAACGGCATCCCATATAAGCTGGAGTTTATCTGTCTAGAGGTTCCAACTGGCGGTGACCCAGACATCAATCTTGTCTGCTCTGCAACAGGAACAACAGCAGAAAATGCTGCTGTAACAAGTGGCACAGTTCTCTTTAACAATGGAGACCTTACACTTGGCCTTCATAACGAAGCAGATGCAGGTTCAACACTGGCGGCTTTAACTAAAAAGTTTTTGTATCTGACATCAGGAGATGCAACAGAGGCAGCTTATACCGCAGGTAAGATAGTTATCAAAATCCACGGTGCAGCTTTTGACTTTGCTAATGGCTAATATTAACAGAGAGGGGAATACCCCTCTCCTTTCTTAAAGGAGATTGATATGGGCCATTCAGATATAAAATCCATCATGATAACAGCAGATGCAAACGCTGCTGATGATGACTCTGTTCTAGAGGCTGCTCGTCCAAACACGACAGCGACTCTTGATGGAGCGGATACTAGTGGAGGTGTAGCCACATTTACTGGGGCGCAGTTGATAAATGTTACAACAACAGGAACTGGAGATAATGGCAAAACTGTTACTCTCACAGGAACTGATGTCAACGGTGATACTCAGACTGAGGTGATTACATTAACTGGATCTGCTACAGGACACTCAAGCACGAAGTTTTTTAGAACCGTAACGGCAGCAGAATTATCTGCACAGCCAGCGGCAAATATAAAAATAGGCCACCTTGCCACAACAGTTAAAGATGTAGTCTTTGCTGGAAGAGCAAGAATCAAGGGTGTTTTGATCGTTAATTCTGCCACAGCGGGAACAATGGACTTTTTAGCTGGCTCTGTAACTGGATCAAGTTTGTTAAAGCTGAGGAGCATAGCTGATGATGAAACATCAAGAGATATAACAATTCCTGAGCATGGAATAGTTTTTGAGGGCGGTGCGTTCTTGTCATACACATCAGCCACCTTTGCTTTCATGACAGTGTTCTATGCCTAGGAGAAAAGAAAAGCCGATCAAAACATCGGTAAAGTCAGGTAATTTCCGCCCCACCAAAAAGGGGGCGGGGATGACCGCTAAGGGCGTTGCGGCTTATAGAAAGGCTAACCCCGGCAGTAAACTAAAGACCGCTGTTACAGGCAAGGTAAAGCCCGGTAGCGCAGCAGCAAAAAGGCGTAAGTCCTTTTGTGCAAGATCTGCTGGACAAATGAAAAAGTTTCCAAAGGCAGCAAAGAATCCAAACTCACGTTTGCGTCAGGCAAGGAGAAGATGGAAATGTTAAGTGCTAATTTTATAGCAGGAACGATCTTCGTTGCCTTTATAGGCGCATGTGTAACTGG